ACAATGTGAGCGATGGCTATTTTGGCGGCTCGTTTATCCTGACCAATGTCAGCTATGCGGGCGGCGATGCCCGCGACGGCAATTACGCAACCGCATCTTTCACATTTGAAAGCACGGGCGCTGTGACTTGGACTGACGCCGCATAATCGCCAATTAGAACGCCGAAGGGGAGGCAATCTTATGCAAAATAGCGTGGAGTTAGACTTCGCGGACGGGCGATACCTGTTTAAGTTAGGTATGCGCCAAATCTGCGAGCTAGAGGAAAAGTGCAAGTGCGGCATTGGTGAAATTGCCGCGCGTTGCCTGTCTGGCTATCATGGCGACCTAGGCTCGGAAACTGCTGATTTGAAATTCAGCGTTTACGATGTAACCGAGACAATTCGGCTAGCCCTAGTAGGTGGCAAAGCGGGCTGGGTAGATGGCGCGGAAGTCACTGTCAAGCCGCATGATGCCAAGGCTCTAGTTGACCGCTACGTCATGGAGCAACCCCTAATCGACGGCTGGCAGTTGGCCTGCGTTATCCTTCTTTCTTGCGTTCACGGTTACGAGCCCCCTAAAAAAAAAGTAGCGGAAAGCCCGATACAACCCGACTTGACTGGGGCCGAGTAATGGCCATGGGGGCGACAATGGGCCTGCCCCCTAGCGAAGTTGGCGAATTAGGATGGCAGGAATTTCAGGCGCTTTGCTGGCATTACAATGACATTCAATCGCCGGATGATGACGTAGAGGCCGTTTCGGATGATGTATATGAGGCGCATCTAGCGCGCATGGCTGCAAGGGGCGAATTAAGGACCAACTAATGCCAACGGCTGACAAGGTTATCATTGAACTAGAAGCCCGCGTTTCCAAAGCGGAAGCCGATATTAGGCGTTACAAATCCACAACTGAGAATTCCCTAAAGGGCGTGGAGCAGGCTAGCGCTAGGGCCGCGCGCAAGCAAGAGATGGAATTTAAGCGCGCCGCCCGCGCAATCAAAGCCGAACAATCGCAAATCGGCGCAAGCATGAAGGCGCTAGGTGCGTCTATCGGCGCGTATTTTGGTGCGTCCGAAATAATCAAACTTGCGGACGGATTTACGCGCGTTCAAAATGCGCTCAAGGTTGCTGGCCTTGAAGGCGCGGCGCTTAAGTCGGTGCAGGATCAATTGCTAGGCCAAAGCCAAAAGTATGGCGTTGGGTTAGAAAGTCTGGCAAATCTATACGGTAAAGCCAGCCAATCGGCAAAAGAACTTGGCGCTAGCAGCCAAGACCTTATCAATCTAACAGAGTACACATCACAGGCCCTAAAGATTAGTGGCACAAGCACGGCAGCCGCAAGTGGCGCAATTCTTGGCCTTAATCAAGCCTTGGCTAGCGGTCGCGTTTCGATTGAAGAATATAACCAAATGCTTGAAGGTGGGCTTCTTCCGCTTTTGCAAGCCGCTGCGAATAATGAAAAATTTGGCGGCAGCGTTAACAAACTTCGCCAATATATGATAGATACTGGCATTAGCGGGGCTGAGTTGTTCCGCTTGATTAATGCCGGGGCAGGCGAACTAGAGACTAAATCCAACAAGGCAGTCTTGACGCTTAGCGGTGGATTTGTAGCGCTGGCTTCCAGCATCATGGTTTACATGGGTGAAGCGGACGCGGCTAACGGGGTTAGCGCGGCCCTTGGCGCGGCTATGGTTGAGGTGAGTGAGAACCTAGACGTATTGGCGGACGCAATCGCGGCTATCAGCGTTGCACTTGGCGTAAGGTTTGTTGCGGGGGCTGTTGCTAGTAGTGGTGCGTTGCGGGCTATTTCCGCATATGCCGCCATTGCCTCGACTTCGCTCGCAGGGACCGCGCTTGCGGCTAGGAGCGCGGGCGCTGCCATGATTGCCGCGATGGGCGGGCCGGTAGGGGCCGTCATCACTGCTACTGCACTCGCTATCGGCTATTTGGCGACGCAAGAAACCGCAGCGGAGGCAACGGCAAAGCGGCTTGCGGCTGCGACCGATCTGGCTAGTGAGGGTCGTAAAAAGGCAATCAGCCTTAGCCAGCGTTACGCGTCGGCGCTTGGGGCCGAGCGCGCGGCAGTTCGGGGGTTAATCCAAGAAGAAATTCGCCTTGCCAAGATACGCCAAGCCGCTGCAAAAAGTGAAGTTGCCAGCGCACTTGCAAAGGTGAAATACAATAAAGAGCAGCTTGCGAGTACACGTCGCTTTGCAGCAAAGGGCGGCGGACCGCATGGCGCGGGCGGGCTTATGATCGGCCAGACGCTCAAAGGCGCGACAAGCTCAACCGCTGCATCTGTTAAAAACCTACAGGCCGCAACGGCAAATCTCGAACAGGAGACTGGCGTTTTAGCCGAATTGGCCAACGCATTCAAGGGGCAGGGGCCAATTAAGAGCGGGGGCGGCGCAGCATCTCCCGCGTCCGACAAAAAGGACAAAGCAAAAAAAGGACCAAAAACCCCAAAAGACACCGGCCCTAGCCCAGAAGATATTGCCGCAGATCATGCGTCCGACTTGCGCCGGTTGCGCGCCGAGGAATTGCAGGCGCAAATCCAGTTAACCGATGATATTCGGGAAAAAGCGGACTTACAAAAGCAACTTGACGAACTTGAATATAAGGACCGGCTCGCTCAAATTGAGCAAAACAAGGAATATACACGCGCCCAAAAAGATGCGCAGATCAAGGCGTTGCAGCGCATTTTCGGCACTGGCGGCGAAGGAACAGATCAGGAGGGGCTTAGGCGCTCTATTGCCCTAAAGGAACTTGACAAGGAAATAGAACGCCAACAAACAGAACTTGCGCAAGCTATCGCCGAATCGCTTGAAGCTGAATTGGCCCTTGAAATCGAAGGGCTTGATAGCCGCAAAGAACAGCTTGAAGTTGAGGGGCAAATTCTCGACGCTCGCCACAAGGCGGCGATGATTGCCATTGAAAATAGCGACCTTGACGAAGAGATTAAGCAGCAAAAGCGGGCGCAGCTTGAAGCCGAAACTGCACTTGCGAAAAAGCGCATCGAAAAAGAAGGTCAAAGCCCGCTTGAAAAATACATTGAGGAAAGCCGTAAGATTAAGGCCAACCTTGATGATGAAATTGGCAATATCGCAGTTGATGGATTGGATGCACTCAATGAGGGCTTGGTTGACGCCATTATGGGCGCAAAGAGCCTAGGCGAAGTCTTTAGCAACGTAGCTAAGCAAATCATCGCTGACTTACTACGCATTGCAATTCGCATGGCCATTTTTAACGTATTGGGCAATATAGGCGGGATTAACTTCGGCGGCGGAAGCATGAACGCCGTAACCGGGACGCCTTATATCCCCGGCAACGCCAGCGGGGGCAGCTTCCGCGTCAAGGGCCAAGGCGGGACAGATAACAACGTCCTGTCGCTCAATGGCCAGCCAGTGCGGCGCGTTTCCATGGGCGAAACTGTCTCGATCAATCCTAGCGGACGTGGCGGCAATTCGGGTGGCAGTCAGGCCATTTATGTTGATGCGCGCGGGGCCGTTATGAATGACCAATTCGCGCAAATGATTTTGAGGCAATCAAAGCAATACGCAGCCCAAGCCGGTCAAGCATCCTACGCGCAATCAATGCGTGACGCGCCGGGGGCAGTAGGGGCGAAGCAAAGATATGGCTAATCACCGCTTTAGTTATCTCTTTGAAGTCGAGAGCGAACCGCCTGCCTATCTTTGGACTGGCGACGGGCAGCTTGAATATGACAGCAAGACTTATTTAGGCGCGGGCCATATTCTTAGCCTGCCCGATATTAAGCAACTCATCAACGGCGTTAGCGAGCGGCTTGAAGTGTCGTTTAGTGGCGTCAATGATGAATCTTTAAGGCTTGCCGTCGATGACCGGGAAAGCGTCTATCTTGCGCCTACACGGATAGGTCGGATTAGCTTTGACGCAGATTGGCAGGTTGACGGCACTGCCGAATGGCTTTGGAGTGGGCGCGCGGACGTTTTGACCCCGCGGTCAAGTCCTAGCGAAAATGGGCGAACACGGTCTATCTCGATTGGCTTTAGCAGCGGCGATACCATGCGTTCAAATCCGCGCGCCTCATTTTTCACGGATGCCAGTCAGCGCCAACGGTCTAGCGATGATGCCTTTTTTAGCCATGTAGGGCAGATTAACGCGGGCATTGTCCGCAAGTTCGGGCCTAAATGATTGGCGAGTATATCAAATCTGCGAGTGCCAAGCAATTCGCTTGGGGAGCGCATGATTGCAGCACGTTTTGCGCGGATTGGCGAGTGTCGCTTGGCTATGCCGACCCCATGGCTGATATTCGCGGGCAATACCATGACGAGGCAAGCGGCTTAGGCCTGATCTATGAAGGCGGCGGATTGCTTAAGTTGTGGTCTGACCGGATGCCAGAACCCGACAAAAACCCTATCGCCGGGGCGGTTGCCGTGGTTAGCTTGCGGGGCGAAGAACTCATGGCGCTCTATTCTGGTGAGCGTTGGATTTTCCTGATGGACAGCGGAATAAGGGCGCTCAATTTGCCAAGTGACAAGATTTTAAGGGTCTGGAATGGGTAAACTTATTGGATCTATCCTGTCGATTGCAGGGGCCGTGCTAGGGTCTGTTATCGGCGGTCCTATCGGCCTAGCAGTAGGGCTGGCTGCCGCTAGTGCGGTTGGCGCTGTCCTATTCGCCCCCAAGGCCCCCAAGCCGCAAGCCGCAGAGACAACCCTACGTAGTCCAGCCGCGCCGCGCACGTTCGGCTATGGCATTAGGCGCGTCTATGGCTCGCTTGCCTTTTATGGCAATAGCACGAGCGGGGCGTCAATCGACGTCATCGCGTATTGCGATTGCCCTGCAAATTCGGTCAATGCGGTCTATATCAATGATGACGTTGTGACTATTTCTGGCGGCGCGATTGTGCATCCAGACGCTGAATCCTATGTGGGCGGAGTTGCGCTCGCCGGGTATAATTTGGGCGCAACCCCCAATACTGCGCATTCCGCCGTAGTGTCTGCATTGCCCGGAGTTTGGACAAGTGACCATCGCGGAGACGGTGTAGTAAGTGGCTATCTCATTAAAAACCCCGTAAAGGAAAAGAAATTTCTTAGCACATATCCGCAAGGGGACAATGTGCAAATGTCTCTTGTGATTAGTATGCAGCCGTGTTTCGACTTCCGCAATGTCGCGCACGATATTAATGATTCATCAACTTGGGATGAAACGCATAACCCTGTTTTGCACTTCCTTCATTATCTGGTTTTTGATAGAGGTTATTCTTACGATACCGCAATACTTCCTAAAATCTCACTATGGGAGACCGCAGCCGATATTTGCGATGAAACGATTAGCAGTGAGTCCCGCTATCGCGCCTGCCTGTTTTTCAATCGCACTGACAAGCCGCATGAAATTAGCGCATCAATCACTGAAACATTTGACGGCTGGTATAGTATTGACAGCTTGGGGCAAATTAGCGTTTACGCAGGCGCATATTACGTGCCAACTGCAACCATTGACGCAAGCCATATTGTCGAGTATTCTTGCCAGTCGTTCGTTGAGGATGAAAATAAATACAACGAGATTAGCGTAAAATACTACAGCAGTCTGCATGACTATAATCTTGTAGAGGCAGAGCCGTGGCGCGATGAAGGCGATATTGCGGCGCGCGGAATTGTCAATTCAACCGGAATTGAGCCTCAAGTCCCTAGCCATAAGCAAGCGCGTCGATTGGCCAAGATATTCATGGCACGGCAAAATGCGCAATATCGCGGGACGGTTAGCACAAACTATTCCGGGCGCATTGCTGAAGGTGAGCGATTTGTCAATCTGGAAATTATTGAGGCCGGGGCAGTCATCTTTGACGGCGTTGCCGAAATTACGGAATTGACGCGCAATCTAGAAACGGGGGGAGTTACGTTCAATTGGGTTTTGGCGGATGAAAACGCATGGACTTGGAACCCAGCAACCGAAGATGGTGACGGCGCTCCTACGGGCACATATCCAACAATTGATGCGCTAACTGATCCAACTATCTCCGCTGCGTCATATGTTTTTGACGGCATCGCGGCAACGGCTGAATTGACCATTGACGGAACAGGGCCTAACAGGGATGATTTGACGTGGTTTTTGCGCTGGCGCTATGATGGCGGTAGTGTCTGGAATGAGCAGCGATATGATGATATTGCGGCGGGCGCTAGTGTGACCTTGATTGCCAGCTTAATTCCGGTCAATACAGACATTGAAGTTGAAATTGCATACTCAACCGGGAATGGCAGCGTTTCGGATTGGTCAAATACCCAGTTGGTCAACGCGGACGCGAGCGCAATCCCGCCAGACGTGCCGACTGAATTTGTCGCCAATGATGGCACCGGCCTAGCTACAATTGAATGGCGCAACCCAAGCAATACGAATTTCGATCATGTCGAGATTTACCGCCACACTAGCGCGACATTTGGCAGCGCGTCTAGCATAGCGAGCGTGTATGGCGGTCTAGGCCAGTATATGAGCTATGACGATACGATTGCCGCTGGCACATATTACTATTGGGCGACTAGCGTTAGCACAACGGCGGCGGAGAGCGCGCCGGTCGGGCCTGATAGCGCGGTTGTTACGTGATAGATGCAACAGGGCAGGGGTATCGAAAAACTCCCCATATATTAGCCTTCCAAACCTTATCATGCGATGCAACGCCTGTTTGAATTGCGTCGGCAATCTTGCGGGCATCGTCAAAATCATTGGCGCGGACTATATATTCCCGAACGCGCGGCGCAACTTCCGATTGCGGAGTTCCGAAATAGGGCCAAGCCTCAATTGTGATTTTCCAGTCTTGCATCAATCAAGCCCTAACAATTCATCAACTGCCATCAAAAAGCCTTCGTCTCGCAAAACTTGCGGAACGCCATTCCTGATTTCCAAGAGTTGCGCTTCAAGGGATTCAATCTTTCTAGCGGCATCCCATAAATCAGATGACGCGCCCATGATATTGCAGCCAGTCATAGCGTCGTCAGCCCAAGCCCTAAGCCGACCTGTCAATCCCGTCATGACACCGCTCCTTTCCTAGCCAAAAACGCCGCGACGTTGCGCGAAACGCGCTTACCGCCGACATAGTGATAATTCCCGCGCTTTTCGTATTTCGGCCAAAGCGTCGTCGTTTTGACGGGCTGGCCATTGGCATACTCAATCTTTGAACCAAAGATAATCTTGTAAGCCTTGAAAATTTCGAGTGTTTCGATGTTCATGTCTCATATCCTTCCGTTTCGATGCACCCCTAATAAACCCTATCGCAAAACACGTCAACCCCTTATTTGCCACTAGTGTTTATTTTTCCCGTTCACCTGTTCAATCCGTCCAACGTGAAGGCTAATCTAGCCTCTCGCGTGATAACGGGCGGGGAAAGTATCAATGGCGAGATTGACGCAATCGCAACGGACGGCGGCGGGCGATGGCAAGTCACATATTCCGGTATTGACCTAACTAACGCCCGCGTGCAGCGCCAATGGGAGGCATGGGAAGCCTATCTTGACGGCGGTGCGGTTGATTGCCTAGTCCCCATGCTAAGTGTTGCGCGGGCTAATCGCCCATTTGGCGGCGGGCAACCGGCTAGAGCGCATGGCCTAGTTGCAGATGACGATCTATTCCCGACAAGCCTAGCCTATGCCGCGCCCTATATCAATGCTGCCATTACCGCCGATGCGCCCTTGCGCGCAACTGAATTGGCAATCAATGTTACTCGCGGCGCTCCATTGGAAGGCGGAGAAACATTTTCAATTGGCGAGCGCGGCTATCGTATCCAGCGCGTCAAGTCTAGGCCGGATACCCAACGCGCCGTTGTCGATATTCGCCCGCCATTGCGTGAGGCATTAACAAGCGGCGATGCGCTGGATTTTTCGTTTCCGCTTTTGAAGTGCAGATTGCAGCCTAATCAAGACACTGGACTAGATATTTTTCAAAACCAGTCAGCCAATACAAGTATCACATTTATGGAGAATACACTATGAGCGCAACACAAGCTGATATTGTATTGTTTCGCAATGAACAGCGTGAATTTTCAGGGCAATGCGTCGATGAATTGGGCGAACCAATTGACATTACTTCGACTGTTTTTGCAAGCTCCGCAAAATCTCAGGCGGGTGACGCTGCCGTAATTGCAGAAGCTGCATTTACAAAAGATACGCCGTCGCTAGGCGTATTTTCGTTTATCTGGGACGGCGCTGACTTTGATGGCTATGGAAGCGCGTTTTCCGAAACAAGACTTTCCTACGACATGAAAATTGATAACGACAACATTCTTTACGGTCAAATTATTCTTAAGCCCGGAGTCACTGCATAATGGCTATTACCACACTTGGCGACAACTTCAAAGTTATTATTGAGGGCGGGGCTGGCGCGCGGTTCGCGGGGCTTGCGAAAGCAAGTGCCAATGCCTCTACTATTGATGCAGATCGATCCGAATCTGCGCGCGATATTGCACAAGCTGCCGTTGGTGTTGACTACGCCGACGCTGCCGCCGCTCTTGCCGGTGCGACCAATGGCGACAAATTTACCTATTGGGATGGTAGCGAAATCGTCTTTTCAACCAAAACGGCGGGCGTTCTGGTTGAGTTAGCAGGGCCGTGGATTGGGGCGGATAAGGTTGGTGCTGCTGACGGCCATTCCGGTTCGTGGTTTACGACTGTGCAGGAATTTATTGACGCGGTTTCAGGCGAATTGGTGACTGTTGGCCAATGGAGCGGCGATTTAGTCGCGGCTGTAGCTGATATCGGGACAGCCAGGACAACACTGATCGTCAACGAGCCTGTCACGCTTGCCACAACGCTGACGATCCCGGCCAATATCACGCTGCGGCGTGAGAACACCGGCCTGATCACAATCACTGGAAGTGCGCGGCTTTTCGTCAATGGGCCAGTGCAGGCCGACCGCTTGCAGCAGTTTTTTGAGTGCAGCCTGTTCACGAATGCCATTACCGCCAGCATTGATGCCAACGCATTGGTCATTACTGCTGTCGCAAGCAATACGGTGGCACCGGGTCAGATTGTGACCGGGGCAGGACTGCGTGACGGGATGCAGATTTTTCAAGAGTATGGCACCACTGGTGTCGGAACCTATGCGCTTAACGGCTACAACGGTATCATCGCCTCGCAGGCAATGACGATAGTCAGCAGCCCTGTGATTTTTGGCGAGGGCACTGTCGAGAAGGTCTATCCGGCGTGGTTTGGCGCTGCGAAAGATGGCGTGACTGATTGCACTCTAGCGTCGAGGTTGTCCGTTTATAGTCAACCTTGGGGCGGCACTGTCCGGTTCCCAGCTGGTGGCTATGTCGTGACGGGCACTACGGTTTTGCATCCGGGAATAACGATTGAGGGAGATGGGGTTAACAATGACTACTCGGGAAGTCCGCCG